CCGGCAGAGTCCCCAAAAGCAACTTGAACCTTATTTAAGCTTTCATTGTAATCACTTGCAAATTTCACACTTGCAGCCCCTGCACCAAGCAACCCTACTGTTACAGGTGTCATAGCAGAAGCTATTTTTTTAGCTCCTCCACCGATTTTGTCAGCTGTTGCAGATATTTTTGATAATGTTGCGTTGCTTTTGCTCGCTTCTGATTCCAACTTTTTCAAGCTTTGTTCTGTGGCTATGATTTCTCTTTGCAAAGCTTCGTATTGCTCTTGGGAAACCTTTCCTTCTTTGAATTGAGATTGCACCTGAACTTCTGCTTGTTTCAAAGAATCTAGCTTTGTTTTTGTTTCCCCTACCGCTTGCGCTAATAACCTTTGTTTTTGTTGTAAAAGGTTTGTATTGGTAGGGTCTAGCTTTAAAAGTCGTTCAACATCACGCAACTCTTTTTGTGTTGAACTTATTTCTCTATTTACACCAGATAACGCTTTCGAAAGTCCTGTGGTATCTCCACCAATTTCGACAGTAATTCCCTTTATTCTATCTGCCATAAAATCCCCCCTTAAAAAAGAAAAGCACCTGTCTTGCGACAAGTGCTAATCTTAAAAGTTATCAAAATCTTCTTGCGTTGCTTTTATTGGATAGTCATATTCATCATTTGACCTCTCTGTAAACATATCATAGATAAATCCCATAGTATAAAATTCAAGTTCTTTCGCAGGAATATTCATTTGATAACATCTCAACATAAAAAGAGGTGTTGTCATTTCCCTGCAACTTGGCTTAATTTTTTTTTACTTTCCACCTGT